CCTCAAGGCTGGCGACATCAAGGACATCAAATTTTCCAGCGGCTACGACCGGGGCAAGTATTTCGGCAGCACCCAGCACCCCACCTACTTCGAGTTAATCCCCGAAGCGCGGCAGTTTACCTACATCGCCAGCAACGGGCGCGATGTATGGCCGGAAACATACTTCCGTGAGGACGCTCCCAGCATCTTCCCTGTCATTTCCGACTTCTTCGACTGGCTCCGGGCGGTGGATCTGATGCAGGTATACCAGGAGAAGTGGGCGACGCTATGAACGGCAAGCTGAAAGACTGGTCGTTCTCCCGCACCGGAGAAAGCGTGCTGACCATCACGACCAGAGAGAGCTGCAAGAAGCTGTGGGACGCGCTCGGCGATCAGGAGATCACATTCTCCATCAAAAGGCGCGTCATCCCCCGAAGTCTCAACGCGAACAACTACGCATGGTCGCTGATTGAGAAGCTGGCCGTCGCGGTGAAGTCGGACAAGGACTCCGTTTACGAGGAAATGCTCCGGCGCTACGGCACCGGCGAGACATACACTGACGAGGCCGGAAACGAGTGCAAGGTGTTGTTCTCCCTGCGGGAGGGCGTACCGCCCGCGCTGGTGGCGCGGCACTACGCCGAAACCGGCGTCGGTTATGTCGAGGGGAAGAAGTTCATTCATTACCGGGCGATCAAAGGCACCAGCGAATATTCCACGAAAGAAATGAGCGTCTTTCTGGACGGCATCATTTCCGAGTGCCAGGAGGTCGGCATCGAAACCGACACCCCCGAGCAGATCGCCAGATACAAGGAGGAGTGGGGACGGTGAGCTACGGCGAAGACCTAATGATTGAAATGCTGATTAACGAAGCGGTAGAAGGAGAAGAACGGCGAAACGATATGTGCCGCCTGTATGGGGCTCTCGGTGCAAAGACTTGGATTTCTGCAAACGGAACGACCATCAGCATTCGGAAGATGGATGACCGCCATATTCGCAACTGCATTGCGATGCTCCAGCGAAACCTCCCATTCTATGATGAATGTTTCGAAGGGATTGCTCAAAAGTACATCGCCTTGTTTGAAAAAGAGCTTCAGACACGATATCCACCCAAAGATGCCTCCGAGGGCTTCTTTGACGAAGAGGAGGACGAATTCATTGCGCAAAGTTTATTGTGACTACTGCGGTCGAGAGACTGAGTATGTCGACAGCAAGGTCATCTACGGCAAGAGCTACGGCAAAATCTATCTCTGCCGGAACTGCATGGCATACGTCGGTGTGCATAAGGGGACGGATAAGCCCCTCGGCCGCCTTGCCAATGCGGAACTGCGGAACTGGAAAAAGGCTGCACACGCCGTATTTGACCCTCTGTGGAAGTATGGCCGCTTTCGCGGCCATCGCAACGCGGCCTATGCGTGGCTTGCCCAGAAGATGGGCTTGCCCGTGGAGAAGACCCACATCGGAATGTTTGATGTCGGCCAGTGCCGCAAGGCCATCGAAATCATTGAGAAAGAAACGAAAGGAGACCGTTATGGAAGATACCAAAAAGACCCCCGCTGAGCTGGTCGCTGACCTGATGCTTGACCCCGGCTTTGTCCTCGTCCCGCAGGATCGCTACGAGGAGCTGATCCGCGCCGAAACTGAGCGTGATGTGCTGGAAGCGACCATCAAGGGTGAGAACAGCTACAATGTCGAAAGAGTTCTCGACGCCATTCAGCAGGCGCGCAGTGCGCTGTACCGCATGAAGATGTTGGTGCTGCGAAACGCTGACGAGCCGGAGGCTACGGCCGATGCTGAATAAGATCATCGTCATGGGTCGATTGACCCGCGACCCAGAGTTGCGGCGTACGCAGTCCGGTCTTTCTGTGACCAGCTTCTCCGTCGCATGCGACCGCGATTTCAAAAGCCAGTCAGGGGAAAAGGAAACGGATTTCATCGACATCGTTGCCTGGCGAACTACCGCTGAATTCGTCTGCAAATATTTCAGCAAGGGACGCATGGCGGTCGTCGAGGGGCGGCTGCAGATCCGCGACTGGCAGGACAACAACGGCAACAAGCGCCGATCCGCCGAGATTGTAGCCGACAATATTTACTTTGGGGATTCCAAACGCGACGGTGACGGCGGCGGTTATCCGCAAGGTAGTTATGCTCCGCAGAGAGGCTACCCCCAGAAGGGGCCGAGCTACGGTGCGCCGGGCGGCTCCTCCTATGGCGCGGTCTCCGGAGGCTATCCTGCGTCGGATTACGGCGGTGACTTTGCGGAAGTCAGTGAGGACGACGGCGAGCTTCCGTTCTGATATGGTCGCCCGGGAAACCGGGCGACAGCCCACCGAAGGAGGTGAACACTATGGCGAGCTATCGGAATATCAGCATGGACTTTTGGACGGACAGCAAGGTCGTCGATGACTTTACGCCCGAGGATCGGTACATCTATCTCTACTGCATGACCAATCCGCACACCAATCTCTGCGGCTGTTACGAGGTCAGCATCAAGCAAATTGCCAACGAGACAGGGTACAACAACGATTCCGTGGAACGCCTGCTGAAACGCCTGGATAGCGCGCACAATGTCATTCGGTACAGCGCGCAGACCAAGGAGCTGCTGATCCTTAACTGGTGTCGATACAACTGGTCGACGTCCGAAAAGCTCAACAAGCCGCTGCTGGGCGAGATTCGCAAGGTCAAGAACGATCGTTTCCGCGAGTACCTGGCCGCGCGCTACAATGAGCGTTCTACCGTAACGGCGCAGTATAACGCCGCCGAAGATGACCGCCCCGAGGTCCCCCGCCATAAGCACGGCGCGCATGGATGGGTGCGGCTCACCGAAGAGGAATACGCCCGGCTGATCGACGACCTCGGCGAAGAAGAGTTGACGCGCTGCATCGACTACATAGACGAGTCCGCTCAAATGCACGGCAACAAGAACAAGTGGCGCGACTGGAATCTTGTCATTCGGAAGTGTAGTCGTGAACGCTGGGGCATCCGTGGCGGCAACGGAAGCCGACCGAGCGCCAGTGGGAGTGCTATGGACGACCTGCAGCAGCTCCACCAGATGTACGCCAGCGAGGAAAGCCTATGACGCACAAGGAAATGAGCGAGATATTCGCCGTGATGCTCCTTGCCTATCCGAATGCAGAGGTTTTCAAGGGCGGCATCGCAAAGCTCGGCCCCACCATCAATCTGTGGGTGACCTGCTTGCCGGAGATCGACTTCTGGACGGGGCAGCAGGCTGTTGTAAAGTTGGTGCGTGAGTGTAAATTCCCGCCGACTATCGCAGAATTCAAGGAAAAAGCCGAAAAGGTGCAGGCCGAAGTGAGGGCGCGGATTGACCAGGCGTGGAATTACCTCAAGCTCGATATGGCCCTTGGGAAAACACCGGAGGAGGCTGTGGCAAGATTGTCGGAGGGAACGGATATCAGGCGCGTCATTGAGGCTATGGGTGGCCCCTCTCGGTTGATTGCAACAGGAGAGCGCACCTTTGGCGACGGCACCGTAAAGACATACGAGTATTACAACTACGACGGTTTCAAGTCCGCATATGAAACGATCATCCGGCAGACAAG